ACCATAACGATTCTTCAACTGTTTGACCAACATTTGATTGAGAGATTCTAGTTCTTCATTTGAGATTAAAGCAAACATGAAATCGGCAGTAGCAGGCAGACCAAATGATTCACTTGTATCTTCTAGACCAACATCGGAGTTAGAATAGCCACTACGAGTTGTTTGTGTGGCAGAAACGATAGGTAAATTGAACTCAACAGCCAAACCACGGAGTTCTTCTGCAATAGATTTAATGTAGGTGTAACTGTTTACATTACCACCTGGTTTGATACGAGCAGAGGCACAAATGTTTAGATAATCAATAAAGATGATATCAGGCTTAAATGTTTTCTTTAGAGCCAACTCATTCAACAAGGCACGAAAGTGTAGTACCGAAGCACAAGCAGTTGGATACTCTTTGATGATTAATTTGCCTTGCGTTTTGTTTTTGAGAACCGAAAACTTTCTTTCATAATCAGCTTTACTAATGATACGCAATTCATCCATCGTCAAGTTCAATTGATTGGCGTCAATACGCTCAGCGATTCGTTCTTCGGCCATCTCTAATGTGATGTATAGAACATTGAGGCCTTGACTGATACAGGCGGCTGCACAATGGCACATGAACAACGATTTACCAACACCGGTGCCTGCAAGAGCAATATTGAGTGTCTTAACTGGCAGACCGCCTTTGGTAATTTTGTTGAAGATATCTAAATCAAATTTAACCCTAGATTCTACACGATGGTAGAAATCATATCGTGAATCATAATCTTGGATATAATCGTGACCAACATTACTATCAAACGAAACGCCTAGAGCATCACTTAATAGTTTTGGTATTTCACCTTTGTTCTTCTTAGATTGTTTATCATCTAGGATGCCAACAGATTCCATGATGGCATTGTAGATGGCTTTGTCTTGGCAAAACTTCTCAGTTTGCTCAGAAAGCCAAGCCAGTTCTACTGTGTCATCTTTTGTTTCTTTGATAGTGTTGAGAAGTTCAATCGCTGACCTTACTTGTGGTTCGGTCAACGATTTAGTTTCGGTGAAATTGATTACAAGTGCTTCGTGAGTTGGTAAGTTTTTGTATTTGTTTACGAAATCAAATACTTCTTTGAATACAATTCTCTCTGCATCATCAGAAAAATAATCAGAACGAATAAAAGGTAAAACTTTTCTTGTGTATGCCTCGTTATAAATTAAATTCTTCAGAATCGTCTGTTCTAATCTGCTCATCTGCTTTCGCTTTTTCTGTTAATATTTGTGTTAAGATATCACCCATGATTGTAACAAAATTCTCGTCATCTTTCAAGAGGTCAATATCATGTTTACCTGAATGAACAATGGTGAAACCAAATTTTAATCTGGCCATTTCGCCTTCTTCAACTATTTTTGCTTGATGATAATGATAAACTACACCTTCATAATCACCAGCAATGATTTGAATACCTGTAATGTCAGTATTCTTAAAGTCAACAAAGGCGAAATCTTTACCTTCTTTAAGCATCTTCGGTTTCTTCCAGAACATCATCTTCTCGCATAATACTTCCAAAAGAGATAGCGTATTTCTGATTAATATATTCTTTAAACTTCTCATTTTTTAATAGGTCTCCCCAAAAATCTTTATGATGTGTGTCAGCTTCACGATACTTCTGACCCAACTCACCTGTTTCTTGGTCAACTTTTGCATACCAACCATTGGATGGTTTCTGTATGAAGCCGCCCTCTAGAGCAACATCTAAAAGGCCGGAATATTTTTGAATACCGCCCTCAAATGATACTGTTACAGGAATCTTTGACTTCTCACGGACAAAGCGAGATTTCTCCACATTAATGATGAAGTTATAACCTGAAACTTCACCTGCGGTTTTATCTTGTTGACGACCAAGAATCCAAATTGTATCAGCAGAGTAATAAGAACCTGTACCACCGCCAACAATATCTCGTGGAAACATACCAATTTCTTTGTAGGTGTGATTTACTACAACCATTGGAATATCTTTGATTGTGAGATGTGGTGTAATCATGCGGAACAATGATTTAATTTGTTTAGCACGGGTCATATCTGCAACAGATTTACCTTCAATAGAATCATCAACTTCTTTCTTTGATGCTAGATTACCAATTGAATCTAAAATGATAATGAGTTTATCGTCTTTACCTAGTTCTTGTAATTGAACCATAATGTCGTGCTTTAGTTGCTCAACATCGGTGATAGGTGTATGAAGAACTCTTTCTTTATCAATGTTAAATGTTTCAAAATACTTTTGCGGAGTTCCAAACTCTGAATCATAGAATAGTATTACTGCATCTTTATACTTTTTGGTATAAGATGAAGCCATCAACAAAGCAAAGGCTGTCTTAAAGTGTTTTGATGGTCCCGCCAACATCGTAAGGCCGGGTACCAAACCACCATCTAGTGAGCCTGAAAGTGCCACATTAACCATTGGCACATCAGTTGGTATTACATCTTTGTCGGTAAAGAATTTTGATTTAGAAAGAATAGCACTATCTTTAATCGTTGTATTCTTTTTTAGTTTGTCAAGTAAACTCATGTTAAAAGGAACCTCCATCTAATCTGGTAATTTTGTCTTTAGGAATTATTTCACTATTGCTGTCTGTATAAAAGGATTCTATACTAATATGTGGTGTGTTGTCAACTACTTTTTTCTTCTTTGCCTTTTTGATAGGTCTCAGTTCTTCTTTGGGACTGTTTTGAATGTTTTTATATGTTTGATTGGCGGCAATTAGTAACAGAACGGCAAGCGGGTCAAATACAATAATGATAACCATAATGACTGCTCTTACTGCCTTGTCAATAAAACCTGGATCATCTTTAGAGTAAAACAACTCGGCAATATATTTAATTGGCCCTATCTCTGCTGATAATTTGTTTTCTTCGGCCATCAACGGCAACTTCTCCGTTGAAATTCGTTTTAATTCTGTCTGTGTTTCTTGTATCTGCCTGTCAATCTTATTACTTGCTGTTGCTGGGTCGCCTGCTCTTTGTAATAGATATGTCAACCTATCTTTTGCAATCTTCTCTTGTGTTTCTAATGTTTTTAACTGAACTGAGTTTGCACCAAGAATTACATTAGAATCTAAGTGTGCTTTTGAAAGATAACCAAAAATACCCATTGAAGTAATTACCATAAGTAACACGATAGCCGATAAAAAATAATATCGCATCACTCGTATAGTATTATTCCAATTGTTATACAACCAAGATACTGTTACTAATTTAGCCACCTCTAATACAGAACCCATTAAGATAATTGGCCAAAAAGAACCAGGAAATATCTGTGCAAGGCCAATTACTGAATAATAGGCGGCTATGCCTGATAGAGCAATTGCTGTTGAAAAAGGTAATAAAACTTGTATCATGGATTTTTTGGGTCGTGAGGAACATCAATCACAAATGTAATGCGTGTTTCATCACCAATGTTTTCGGTGCCGTGTGGTAACTTATTATTAAACCACAGAAATGTGCCAGGTTCTACAATCACAGATTCATCTCCTACACTATATCTATAACGGCCTTGGATGGAAAAATGATATCGGTCTTTCGTAAGGTAATATGTGCCTTCATCTATGTGCTTACCCACTATTTTACCAACAGGCAAAGACAAAAAAGCACAACGAGCAAAACGACCAAATGTTTTCCATGCCCAACGGAGTATTTCGGTGTGATGACCACATGCAGGAGTTGGAATACAAAGCTCTGAATCTCTGGCATCCTCATCTGCATTTCGCACCGCACCTACAACCAATTGTAAAACTTTGGCACTTACTAGATTAACAGTAGGGTCTAGCATCTCAGCATGAGCCATATCTGTTTGAATACCCCAATCTTGTGGAAATAATTCTAGCTCATTTTTAATTTTACTTACATCTAAACCAGTTTGTATGACACGGATATTATCCAAAGAAACTCTCCAACGAATTCTGTTTCTCTGTTTTCCAACCCATACAATCTAACACAATACGAATTGGTTCAACAAAGGCCTTGTCAAACTGTGTTTCATAATCAATAAACTGTTGTATCTCAAACTCTTTTGGTAATCTCTGTGGGAAACTAATGACTGTATCTTTAATGGGATTAGGCATTTTAAGATAGATGAATTTCAGTTTCTCGCCTTCTTGTATAAGTGGATATTGTTTTTCTAGGCCGAGTTTTTTCAAATGAAAGTTATAAAGTATGGCACCTTTGACATGAATTGGTGTGCCTTTCTTATACAATGTAGCCGAATCGGAGTATTGAGAAATGCCATTGCAACCTCTAGGCGAGGATATTTCTTCAACAGGCAGATTCATAAATTCTATTTTAAAATCTTCAATAAATTTATGAACATCTTCTTCGGTGCCACGCATCATCAAATCTAAAACTTCTCTCATCTTCATACGAATCACACTAGGCGTAGATGACTTCACCATTTCTAGACCCATCACTTTAAGCTTTGGTTCTTTGTATGCAACACCTTCATTGTTATATACATTCAATGCGTAACGCTTCTTGGCAGTCCATAAACCTTTGTCTGCCAATGCTTCACGCTTCATAATCATTTTTTGAGCATGAGCCCTAACATAGTTCGCCAAATCCAAATACGCTCTGTCAATGAACGGTTGAATCTTAGCCTCACAGACCTTGTCCATGAAGGCGATGATTTTTTGATTATCTCTACCCTCTTTCTCATACACCGAATTGACCAACTCTCCAAGACGGAGATAAATGGAGTCAGTATCACTCGCAATAACATAATCGTTTCCTTCTGTTTTTAGAATATTGTTCATGTATTCATTCAGTTTGTTTTCAATCCAACGAATACTTAATTGACCGGCTTGTGTGACTGCCAATGCCTGTCGTAAATCATAGAAACGGAAGTATTGCGAACCTAAAGCACCGTAAGCGGAGTTTAGAGAAACTTTTTTTGCGAGTTGTAAGTTATTGTATCGTGCTATCAACTTTTCTAATTCATATTTCTTAGTTTTATCCGTTTCAAGTTGATACTCTTGTTGTGCCTTAATCATTAAGTTCTTAAACTTTTTTCGGTCCTCATACATTTCTTCCATCATCTTAGGCAAAAAGCCTTGCCGTTCTGTGGTAAAAAACTGTCCGTTTGGTGTCAAAGTAACACCACTAAGTTTAGAAGTATCAATTTTCTGATACAACATTTTTTCAACTGTTACACCTTCAGAGATAATGTCACGCATCTCTTGTGTGTAGTTAGATGGTTCAATAATTGTTTCTGGTGAAATATTATATTGAATCAATAAGTGTGGGTATAGGCTGTTTAGGTCAAATGATGCAACCCAATCATGCTTGCCAACTTGTGGTTCTTTTACATATGCACCTTCAAATGCCGATTCTTTAATTCTGTTCTCTTTTGGTGGAACAATAATCTTTTTGTCCATCAAATAAGAATTGATTAGAGCATCCCACATTCTTGTTTGTGCAAATACATCTTCAAAGTTTGTCTTTGTATCGTATGCCAAAGTGGCAGCCAATTCAATCAACTTTAACTTTTCTTCTAGCTCAACGATAATTTCAACATCTCTAATGTTGTATTCAATGAACTTTTGATAATTGTGTTTGTAGAGCTGATGTAAACTATCATACTCGGAGTAATCTACTTTGTTGGTGCCTAACTCAACAGAACTAATATGGTCTAGTTTATAGGACTCTTGTGATTTACCGCCTGGTGCATACCAACGATACAACTCAATGTAATCTAAACAAGAAACACCAAAAATATCATATGCCACTTGTTTCTGGCCTTTGATAATCTTCTCTCGTTCAACAACTGAATTCCAAGGCGAAAGCTTTCTGGTCATATCAGGACCAAGAATCTTTTGCATACGATTGTGTAGATATGGAATATCAAAGAACTTAACATTCCAACCAGAAACGATATCTGGTGTGTTCTT